ATCAATTTTACAATACGATCAATATTAGCCAAAGCATTGTTACGACGATTTCTGGTGATATTTTTTTTGATTATCTTGTCACACCATCAGAAACATATGCTTGTTTTGTAGATGGTCAACATATTTATGTTTATCGCGAAACTTTTGGAGATTTTCAGATTCAAAGTGGCGTTGGTGTTCCGACGAAACCAAAATTCATTGCAGCCTTTGGCAATCGGCTTGTTGTTTCTCAACTTGATAGTTCACAGTTTAATTTATCAGAAATCAATCTTGCTGGTGGAACTGCTGGAACTTATGATCCGACTAAATCATTTAATGTTGTTGGCGCCGCTGTTTTCAATCAGGAATCAGGAATTATTAGACAATTTGCCGTTCTGAACAACACGCTTTATATCTTCACGGATTTTACTACTGGCATTTGGTCAAACATTCCTTCGGTTTTTGTAAATATTGTTACTGCTACCACTTCGACATTTCCATGGCGCAAAAATACTTCTACAGCTTGGGATGTTGGTATGTCAGATCCAAAATCACTTGATGTCGGATTTAATATGATTGTCTGGCAAGGCAGAAATAGTGAAGGTCTTGTACAAATCTTTGTAAGTAGTGGTCAAGCCCCGAAGCCATTAAGTACAAAAGCAATTGATATTTTATTTCAAAATAACATTCGTCAGAATATTATCGGTGGCATGTCGCCGTTCTTGAATGGTAAAGCAGATGGCTTCTTATATCAGTGGGAAAATACTATTTTCTATCGCTTATCTGCTGGCGAATTTCATAATTACGGTATATTAGATGTTGAATCAGATGCTAATAGTATTGAATTTAATTTTGATACTAAATCTTGGGCACGTTGTATAGAAAAAAATGGTGAACGTAATCGCGTGCAAAAGCATGTTTTTTTTAGTCCTAATAATGTGCATTTAGTTTCATTAAAAGATGATGGCACGATTTATCAAATGTCAGGGCAGTTTTATGATAATGAAACAACCAATCCTGTCTCGACTGATCCGCAATCGGCTGTAGCTTATATTCGTGAACCATTTAGATATGAACGCACAACGCCGATTATAGCTGAGGATGATTATGGCGAATTCTTAACTGAATGGGTGCAAATAGATTTTGTTTTTGGTGAAAATTTTAATTTATTTTCTGACTCACCATTTGCTAATGCGCAATTTATTATTGATGAAGCATTAGGAATTGATAATCAACCTGTTTATCTCATAGCAGAAAGCGATATTAATGGTAATCCAATTTATCTTCTTGATGAGGCTGGCAATACTCCTGCGATTGATGAATTGACTTATAACAATATTTTTAAACCGCATATTGAATTGTATTGGTCTGATGATGGCGGCATAAGTTTTAATCCTGCTGATGTTTTGGAATTTAGTCAATTGGGTGTTTATCAATGGCGTATGAGATGGTATCAACTCGGTCCATCTAGAAATCGTTGCTATAAATTAGTTTGTGTAAGCCCATCTCCTATTGTTGTATTAGGTGGCGTCATGATGACAAGGAGAATAAGCGGTGGAGCTGCCTAAAATTGAAAATATTGAATTACAAGCAATGGATAATTGGTTTTCGATTGTCGTTGATGCAATTAATTTTGATATTTCTCAGATTGAAACAGCAGTTGTTGCTTTAGATAAAAAGTTAACAACGATAGATGCATCACCAATTGCTTATTTGCGTGATTCTTTAAATAGTCTTGTAGCTAATGTGAATCTGGGATTTAGTCAAATACAAGAAAAGCTTAACGAAATTGACAGGAAGTTAGGAGTATAAAATGGATTTTCTTCAAAGCATAGAGAGTATGTTTAATCCAGGCAAAGGCTATCACAAAGCTAACAAGCAATTAGGCCATTCTTGGGAAGAAGCCAAAAGTTATCAAATACCATATCAGCAAGCTGGTCTTAGTCAATTGCCTATCTTGCAAGGCGCCCAAAGTGAATTATTAAATCCATCTGCTCTTTTAAACAAATGGATGCAATCTTATGAAACTTCACCTTATGCGAAGAAGTCTATGGAAAATGCCAGATCTTCAGGAATGGATACTGCTAGCTCTATGGGTCTTCTTGGAAGTTCCACAGCTTTAAATAATATTCAAAACTCTTCCAGCGATATTATGAATAAAGATAGAGATCAATTTTTAAAAGATCTAATGCAAAAATATTTATCTGGAATTGGCATTGGTCAGAATATTTATGGTACTGGTGCTACGACTGCTGGAAATCTAGGAAAAGGTGCATTAGGTATTGGCGAAGAAATGGCAAAAGGTGCGTATGGTGAACAAAATGCAGGTGGCAATATGCTTATGAGTCTTTTGCCGATGATCGCATCATTTTTGCTTTAAGGAGATATTAACATGGCAGTCTTTGATCCAATTCCCATGCCTAAAGAGTCAAGTCAGGTTTTTAAAGATGTCATGGATTATCTTGAAAAGATAAAAGAAAGACGTTCAAAAGAACCTTACTATAATGCTTTAGCAAAACATGCTGAATCTCAAGCAAATCGAGAAAATAAACTTGCTGAATTGCCATTTGCAGGACGTGAGCTGCCAGGAGCTGCTGGTAAAGCATTAGGGCTTCAAATGATAAAAGGACAATATGGCGAAGAAAGTCCTGAATATCTAGAAGCAAAAAAATTATATGACTTAGATATGGCTCGTGCTGAACAAACAATGGAATATCAAAAATCTTTAATTGAATCTCAGCCAAAAAGATATGCAACTCAAGCAGGAAAGCGAGCTTTAGAGCAAGAAGAGATTGAACAAGGAATTATGCCTGGTTCTTCGATTGGCAACCGTCCTGGAAAACCTTTAACTCCTGAACAACAACAAAAACTTAAAGGACAATACAAATTAAAAACATTGAAAGATACTACCGATACAGGTGTGAGACAAAGAATTTTATATTCTAAGAATATGGAAAAAACATTGAATAATTTGAATGTTGATGATTTAACATCTTATTCAGGAATTCAGGGAACAGGTGAATTATTAAAAGATAAAGCTAAATCTTTAAGAGGCGATATTTCACCTCGTTATCAAAAATATAAAAATGCTTTAACTGCTGCTGAAACATTAGCAAAGCAAGTTAGACAATTTTATGGTGATTCTATTACTGCTGGCGTGCAAGAAGGGTTGAAAAAGTTAACAAATCCAACTAACTGGCTTGAACATCCAAAAGTTGCTAAATCTCGATTTAATGCTTTCAAAAATATACTTCAAACTGAAGCAAAAACATTTACTGATGCGGCAAAAAATGCAGATATTTATGAAGAAGAAAAACCTTCTGGTGGTAATGTCCTCACTTATAATCAGGAAACTGGAGAATTTGAATAATGAAACAGAGGAAAGTTGGTGATCAAGTTCTTAATTTTCCAGAGACAATGACTGATGAAGATATCAATGACGTCATTAGAAAAAAATTTCCTTCTAAAAGTACAGTTACTCAGAATGAGAATGCTGAAGAAGAAACAATGCCAGAAAAGAAAAAATCTTTAATGGACATGTTCCAAGATTTTATGCAGCCTAAAAAAACTGATGCAGAAGGCAATGTAATGCCTGAAACATTATTTGGCAGGCTTCCTGAAAAACCTAAAGAATTTAAGATAGGAACACCAGAAAATGAAGATATATTAAAAGAAATGATTGATGCAGGTTCTGGGGCACCTGGATTAAAAACAGTAGTTCAAGCACCTTTTAAATTAAGTCTTAAAAATATAGCTAATAACATTATTAAAGCCAAAAAAAAAGAAGAACTATTTCATAACACTCAATACGATCGGTTATGGCAAGCATCTAAAGAAGCAGGTATTAAAAATGTTAAATTAAATCCAAAAGAAATTGAATTAAATATAATGAAAAAAGCAAATGTTAATAACAAATATATTCGTCCTTTAGAAGAATTAATGCAAAACCCAACCCTAGAAAATGCTCAAAAAGCTCAGAGTGATTTGGGTAAGTTAATTAACAGTCCTCAATTAAGTAAAGAAGTTTTAACTTCAGAAGAAAATGCAGCAAAAAATGCAGCTCAAAAAGCTCAAAAACATATTAGAGATATGATGTTTCGAGATTCCAAAGGAAATATAAATAAAGATTTGAAAAAAACTTATGACGAACTTACTACTAGTTATGAAAAAAATATGGTTCCTTATAAAAATAAAAATATTAATAAATATCAAAAAGGAAAAATGACTGAAAAACAATTAATTCCCAAATTAAAAAGTGGTGAGTTTATGGCGACAAGAGGATCATTTCATCCAGAGATTGATAGAAGAGATATGATCTTAGAAATGCTAAAGCATGCTGGCGTTCCTGTAACAAGTGGTGCTATAGGGGTTGGTGGTGGAATGTATCTCATGAATAAATTACTTGGAAAGGAATAAGATATGAGTTTTGTAAGAGCGCCTAACCCAATTTGGTTTATGGTTGATCTAACTGGTCTTGCATTGAATGACCAATACTATGCTTTTTTCTTGACGAATACTTTACCTTACTTGCCACAGCCTGTTTATCAAGATCCTCAAGGCATGACAGTTTGGAATGATCCAATTCAATTTTATCCTAATGGCACACTGCCGGATAATATGTATTTCGATCCTAATCTTGTCTATCGAATTGAAATCAGACAAGGCAACTCGCAGCTTGATCCATTGATTTATGAAATTAATAATTTTGTTCCTGAAGGCAGTAACTCAGTTATTACAGATTTGACTTTGCTTAATGCTGAGAATCAAATAAGTAACCCAACATTTTCACAAGTTAATTTTACAACCCCGCCAATGGGAGCACTGCCAACTTTAACGATAACGACAGCGGGAACTTATGATATTGCGCCAGGTTGGCAACTTGTTTTAACAGGCATTGGCGGTTCGACAACATTAACGCAATTAATTTATTCAGCCGATCAAAACAATCCTCCAACTGCGGCTAATACGCCAGCTTATGCCTTGAAGATTGCTAACGCTGGCTGGACGACAGCGTTTCTAAGGCAGCGTTTTAACAATAACGGCGGTATATGGGTTAATGGCGCTGTTAGTATGTCTATGGTTGCTCAAGCTGTTGGCGGTAATGTCCTAATAGCAATGACTTATGCACCGCAAAGTCCACCAGGTACGGCTGTTCCAGTAGTATTGCCTACCGTTGTGCAAACTGGAAGTTATCAAAAAATTAGTGGCATTGTTAATGTCGGGCCTTCGACAAATAGCAATTTAAGTAATGTCAGTTATGTTGATATGCTAATTACGCTTCCGCCAAATGGCACGATTGATATTTCAGATGTACAAGTTGTTGGTCAAGATAATGCTTTGCCAACACCTATAACTATTTCACCGCCTCCATTCCAAGAAATATCTGAAGAACGCATGATCGATCATTTATTTCATTATTATCAGCATGACTTAATTGTCAAACCAAAGAAATCATTATTAGTTGGTTGGAATTTTCCATTGAATCCTTATCAATTTGTTTCTACAACTGTTGCAACGCAAACAGCACAAACAGCTTATGCCGCTGATCAAACAATTGTTCATCAAGAAGCAGGAAGTCAGATTCAGACAGGGCAAAATACCGCTGCGAATAGAGGTGGATTTGTTGTTAAAGCAGTAACCGCTGCAGCAACGACAAGATTTGCTTTAATTCAATATATTGATCCGTCAACCATTAAGCCATATTGGTCTTATATTTTATCTTCTCTTGTAAGGGCTAAAATTATTACTGATGCTGCTTCGCAAGTTGGCCTAAAAGCGAGACTTATTTGGAGAACAAACTTGCCTTCGACTATAGGCAATGCTGAACCAATTGCTTCATGGCCAGCAAATAGCGATCCCGTTTTTGCTGCTGGCTGGACTGCAATTGCGCCATTAAATGATCCTCAATATATTTTGCAGACAGGTAATGATCCCAATGAAGTTGCTAGTGAAAATTCATATCCGTCATATGCTTTTGAGCATTTTAATATACCTGATGCTTCAACAGCATCAATGACGTTGGGTATTGTCATTTACACTATGAACAATCTTAATTCTGTTGCTGGCCATGAAGATTCGGTCGAATTTGATAAAATATCCTTATTGCCATCTTCGTTTGCTGCTGATGCTGATCCAATGACGTTTGATCAATCACTTTCAGAATGTCAGTATTATTATGAAATGAGTTATCCCGTCGGGACAATAGCTGCACCTAATCCTATAGTAGCTGGAAACGAAGTCTCTGCTGAACAATATGCATTTAATGATACAAACAATAGTTCATTATATTTGAGAGGATTTTCGTATCGATACAATAGAATTAAACGTGCTATACCAAGTGCGCTTATTTTTTATAATCCTACGATAGCAGGTGCTGGTTCTATCGGTTTTATTCGTACTGAATTAAGAAGTGGAGCAGCGGGAATTGCTAATGGTTCGGAAGCAATAGTAAGTTGGACTTTAAATAATTCTAATACAAAAGGTTTTAGTTATCTTTCTGCTAATACAGATACTGCAAAATTAACAACAGCCGATATGGGAGCTAATAAATTTCCTGAAGGTTATATTCTTTATCATTTTACAGCCGACTCAAGACTTGGAGTTTAATCATGACATCTTATGTATGTAATTTCGATCATGCAAAACCATTTAGCGATACATGTTTTCAAGCAGCATTAGCGACTAATGTTGCGCAGACTTATACCGTGCCAGGGGATGCTACGCAGAAATATCGTGCCAAGTTTGAATTTAATGCGAGTGCTAATATTTATGTTGGCTATAATGTTGCGGCATTACCGCCTGGCGCTGGATTAAATACGTCGACAGCTAATATGGAATTTAGACCATCAGAACCAAAATTTGTTAAAGGCGGTGATGTTTTGTCTTTTAGATCACCTGATGCTGGTAGTTCATATGTTGGCGTTTCATTGCTAGCAATTCCGGGATAAAATAGTTTCATTGATTTTAATTTGAACATGGATGTTCAATTATGGTAAATACTGTCAAGTTCAGTCAATTTGTACAAGGTTCAG